TTATTTCATTAATATATTCAGTAATTAAAATATTATCAAGTTTTAAATCAAATGATTTAAGTTCAATATACGATACTCTGACTTCAACAGTATCCTTTGCTTTGGGGTATGGCTTATATATATATAATAATTCAAATAATATATTTTTCTGGGTAAATAGATGTAGGGCTAGATATTCCAGAGAAACGGTTAGATGGGAAATTAGCTATAACACAATTTTGAAGTCTAAAGAGGATATTTTAAGTTCAACAGAAAATTTAACAGCCTCTTTAGAAAAAAGCGGAAAAATTATAAAGGATTTAAAAAGGGAAGAGTCTAGAATAATAGAATTTGAAGATAAAGACTTAATTGTAAGTGAGTTTGATTTGAGATATGACGAAGTTCAAGACAATAGGTATAAGTTATTTATTTTGTTCAAATCTCAAACATCTCATAGAGATGTTTTGAAACAGTGGAAGTTTTATAGAAAAGTAATAGATGAAACTTTTTGTGATTTAATTCAAGTAAATAACAACAAAACGAAACCGCACGAAGAAAAGAGCTATTATACGGTTTCGTTAAGAATGGATAAAAATCCGTTTTATCTGTTAACCATTAAAACCTATGATCAACCGCAGGATATTAAGTTCAATTTAAAATTCAGTGTAGATGGAGTTAAATTTAATTCAACAAACAACAAAATAACGATAGTTACTGAAGACAATGAAAAAGTTGAAGGAGTCCTTAAGAATTATGTTTTATTAGGGAAAGTTACTTAATTATTTTTATGATTGCTCTAGCAACATTCAAAAAAGGATTTTCATTTGTTATATCCTTAAGAGAGCTGTACATGAGTAATGCCCCCGCTTTTGTGAATCCTACAGTTCTCTCTTTGTTTAATACATCCATTTTTCCTATTAAAAAAGTTGCAGTTTCATCGTTCAGAGCATCGCCAGCTTCTTGGTTAGCATCGACATTATTTCCAGTAAACCTTTTTTTCTGTACCCCTTCATCTTCAGTTATAAAGGATATACCTCTAGTTGAGTTTAATTTAGTTTGAATTTTTTGAAAATCAAAATTAAAAGGATGGATTTGAATTTTATCAGGTTGCATACCTTCTAATGCTTTCAAGAAGTTTTTTGAAATGCTAGATGGTGCAGTAGAATATAAGACTTTATCTGTAGCATCATAATAAATTTTAAATGCCTCAGATTTTTTGTATTCATTATAAGCTTGTAATTCATCATCATCATTTAGTATAAAAATGCTCTCATTGATTGTTTCTATAAATGTTGCGTTATAAACTTTAAGTACTCTAGACTCAACGGTAATTGTTTTTGGGTTATCTGGACTAATAGTCCCAATTTCATTCATTTCATTTGAAATTGATAAAGGCAATTCAATTTCAAATTTGGTCGCTTTCTTAATAGTTAATGATTGCATTAAAATCCCTCGCTTTTTATAATTGAAAGGTCCCCACCCCTTTATGAATAAATTATACACCTCTTATTATGAATTTCACAATACTGGTATGTCACTGAGGTGGAAAGTTTTTACACTAGGCATGTATACTATATTAATGCTTCGGTAATCGTGTAAGATTCGGTTTCTTGCCATCAATTCTGTGTTTAAGGTATAAGTTCCTGCATGTAAAATTTTTAGCGACCTAAGAAGCTATGAACCATACGATACGGAATAATAGGAACAGGATAAAGGGTTGTCTTGTAGGATGTTTAATAGATATATAATTTCATCTCGGTTCTGAGAGGTAGTTTATACATATTAGATCACTCATTGAGTGGTCTTTTTATTTTACAAAAGAGAGGATTTTGAAAATGAATCATGAGAAGTTTATCGAAAAATGCAAAGCTATTGTGCGCGAAAGAATTGGAAATGAGATTGCTGACCCAAGCGGATCTGTGCCTGAGTTTAGTGTTTTTATAGTCTGGTCTTGCAAAGCACTGCAAAATAGCAAAGAATTAGTCAGCGCTAGTTTAAAAGGAGCACCGTATTTTGAAATTACGTTGAACGGGGACAAAGGTGAAATCTATGTAGATACTTATCTCAAAAAATCAAATGAATGTATCAAAGTCTAGCAAACGCTAGGCTTTTTCTTTATATACAGGAGGTGAATATCATGCGGATGACTGAGAAACAGAAACGATTTTGCGACTTCTACATTGAGACAGGAAATGCTACACAAGCAGCGATTAAAGCGGGTTATAGTTCAAAATACGCAAACACAAATGCTTCTAAATTACTACAAAATACTACAATTAAATCTTATATAGACAAACGTCTTGCAGAAATGAAAAACAAACGAACAGCTGATGCCCAAGAAGTTTTGGAGTATTTAACGGCCGTTATGCGCGGTGAGTACAAAGAAGAAACGATAATCGGTTTAGGAGAAGGCGAACAAACAATCGTAGATATTGATGTGGGCGCAAAAGATCGATTAAAAGCTGCAGAACTTCTTGGTAAACGTCATGCACTGTTCACTGATAAAGTCGATTTACAAACAGGAGATATTGTAATTAAGGTTGGTGAATGGGATGCAGACGAAGAAACGTAATATTGTTCTGGTATTTAATTTTCCATCAAAAGTATTTAATAAGCCCTTTTATGATAGATTAGTTGACTATTCTAAATTCACCGAGGTTTATTGGGGTGGTGCCTCATCTGGAAAGAGCCATGGCGTTGTTCAAAAGGTTGTTTTTAAAGCCTGTCAGAAGTGGAAGAAACCAAGAAAGATTTTATTTACAAGAAAAGTAGGGCGTAGCTTAAAAGACTCTATTTTCGAGGATGTGAAAGCGTGTCTTTCAGATTGGGGACTACTAGACAAGTGTAAAGTAAACAACACCGATTTTAGGATTACTTTACCAAATGGAGCGGAGTTTCTTTTCAAGGGAATGGACGACCCCGAGAAAATAAAATCCATCAAGGGACTGTCTGATGTCGTGATGGAAGAAGCAACAGAATTTACACTAGAAGATTATACGCAGCTTACTTTACGTTTACGGGAACGGAAACATAGCAATCGGCAAATATTTTTGATGTTTAACCCAGTCTCTAAATTGAATTGGGTATACAAATCTTTCTTTGACGAGGAAGCAGAAGTCGACAAACAAAGAACAGGAATTTATCACAGCACTTATAAAGACAATCGGTTTCTTGATAGTGAAAATAAAAAGGTAATTGAGGATTTAGCTAAGCGAAACCCAGCATATTATCGTATATACGCTTTAGGAGAATTTGCTACGCTAGATAAGCTTGTGTTTCCAACATATCAGAAAAAGCGATTGGATAAGCATGATGAAAATCTAAGTCAACTCGATTCGGATTTTGGCTTAGATTTTGGGTATGTAAATGACCCATCCGCTTTTGTTCACGTTAAAGTAGACGAGAAGAAAAAACGTATTTATATCCTTGAAGAGTATGTAAAAAAAGGAATGTTAAATGATGAAATCTCAACAGTTATTAAAGATTTAGGCTATGCAAAAGAAATTATTACTGCTGACTCAGCAGAAAAGAAATCTATTGCAGAAATCAAGAAGAACGGAATTACTAGAATACGCGCAGCTAAGAAAGGTCCTGATTCGATACGTCAGGGGCTTTCTTTTTTATTGCAATATGAGTTAATTATAGACGATCGTTGCGTAAAACTGATTGAGGAATTAGAAAACTACACATGGGCTAAAGACAAGAAAACAGGGGAATACACCAATGAGCCTATCGATAGCTATAATCACGTGATAGATGCCTTACGATATGCAGTGGAATATCGTAGTAAGAAAACACGTGGGATTAAATTACAAAGTGTGAAGGGGGTTATTTGATGACAGAGGAAGTAAATAGACCAAACACTGAGGGTAAAATACGAGAGTTCGTTGACCTTTTAGGAAATCGTATATTTTATTGTGATAAAAATGCAGAGATTAATGAACAGTTAGTGGACAAATACATTAATAAACATCGAAAACTTATTGGATTTTACGAAGAGCTAGAGAAGCTCTACAATGGCCAACATGACATTTATTATCAAAAAAATAAAGGGATCGGAAAACCTGATCATCGGATTGCGGTTAATTTTGCACGTTATGTCGTAGATAGTTCCGCAGCTTTCTTTAATGGTAAACCAACAAAGATTACTCATCCAGATGAAGAGATAAAAGAATTTGTTCAAGATTTTCGTAAAAGAAACGAGGAAGAAGACAACGATGCAGAGCTTTCTAAGCTAACTGCTATTTATGGGCACGCTTATAAGCTTTTATATCAAAATGAAGAAGCCGAAACGTGTGTGACCTATTTAAAACCTACACAAGGGTTTATCGTTTACGCAGATGATTTATTAAAAGCACCTATGTTCGCAGTTTTATATAACAAAATGACAAGAGATGAACTAACAGCGACAGTTTATCCTCAAAATAGCACTGAGACGTTTATTTTTACACAAACCAAGACTTCTAAACGATTGGAGCCTAAACAAGGGCTAACTGTTTTTCAGAAAGCTTTGTCCTATTTACTAGGCGGAAAAGAGGCAATCACTAATCCATATGGAGAAGTGCCTATGATTGAGTTTATGGAAAATGACGAACGACAAGGGCGTATCGAATCGGTGTGGTCTCTGATTAACAATTACAACGAAGCATTATCTGAAAAGGCAAATGATGTGAGTTACTTTGCAGATGCTTACTTAAAAATGATCGGTGTAGATTTAACTGATAAGAATGTTGCTGCCTTTTTGCGTGATAATCGAGTAATTAACAGCGCAGATCCTTTAAACGAAGGTGAAACTGTAGACATTAATTTTTTAGACAAACCTAGTTCTGACGCTACTCAAGAAAATTTATTAGATCGATTAGAACGTCTGATTTACCAAATGTCAATGACTTACAACGCAAATGACGAAAGTTTCAGCAACAATGCCTCAGGTATCTCGTTAGAATTTAAAATGCAAAACCCTAGAAACCTCGCACAAGCAAAAGCAAGGAAGTTTAAAAAAGGATATGCGCAAATGTACAAAATGATTTTTTCATTACCTACAAACGTACCTGCAGCTAAAGCGAGAGAATGGTTTAATTTAGAATATAATTTTGAGTTTAACATTCCGCGTAATATTAAAGACGAAGCAGAAACCGCACAAAAACTTGAAGGGATTGTCTCAAGAGAAACGCAACTAGGTGTATTATCGATTGTTCCTGATGTGACCCAAGAAATGGAACGTATAAAGGATGAAGAAACGGAAGATCGGTTAAATCCTCAAATTGATTTTACGGAAATTACTCAAACTACGGAGGAAGTGACCGAAGAACATGAGTAATTATTGGACTGAACGAGAAGCAAAACACATTGAAGAAATGCTAAGTCGACATATAAGTTATGAACAGGAAATCCACAGACGTTACAAACAATTGTGGATAAAGATAGAGTCGGAAATACAACAATTCTACTCAAATTATGCTGGAAGAGAAAAGATTTCTATTGAAGAAGCAAAACGGCGTGTAAGTAAACACGAAGTTCAGGCTTTTGTTAATAAAGTAAAACTCTATGTACAAACAAGAGATTTTTCAAAAGAAGCAAACGATCAGCTACGGTTATATAACTTAACAATGAAGATAAATCGCTTAGAATTGTTGAAATCAAGTATTGGTATCTATTTAACCGATAATACGGACCAGCTACAAACTTATTTCAATAATCAGTTGATGAACGAAGCAATCGAAGAATTCAAACGACAAGCAGGAATTTTAGGTGAGTCAATACTTTCTGAAGAGGTCTATCGAAAATTTGCTAGAGCAATTATTGATGGATCATTTCATAATGCGACATTTTCACAGCGTTTGTGGTTGAATCAAGATATTTTAAAAGCTAATATTGATCGATTGCTTACAGTTGGTTTAATTGCAGGCAAACACCCTGATATTCTAGCTAGAGAATTACGCAAATTAGTAGTAATTGATAGTTTGAGAGGAAAAGAAACGGCTGATTATGTGGCTAGAAGGTTAATGATCAGTGAGTCTTCTAGAATTCAAAGTGAGATACAAAAGCAAAGTTACGAAAAGTACGGATATGATGAATACAATTTAATCGTAGAGCCAAGCGCTTGTCCTATTTGTGTGGGGATAGCAAGCGCAAATCCACATAAAGTTTCAGAAATGAGTCCAGGTAGCAATGCAAGCCCTATTCATAATTGGTGTCGGTGTAGCACTGCACCAGCATATAAAGATGAAAAGTCTAACAAACGTTAGTCTTTTTTTATTGCCTTCTTACTGCTTACAGGCGTTAAAGAGAAAGCTGTTTCGATTGATAGGCGTAACCTATTAATTTCGATTGGTCACGTAATGACTGGAGGAATCAAAATGAAAGCTAATAAACGTTTATTGTTACCGATGAATTTACAATTTTTTGCGGATGACCCAAATCCCGATGATCCAAAGTCTGACAATCCAAACGGATCTGGAACTTCATCGACAAATGATTCTCAGAATCCAAAAGATAAAAATCCAGACGGAAAAGAGACAGGGAAAACCTTTACTCGTGATGATGTTGCCAAGATGGTTGCAGCAGAAACTAAAAAGGCTGTGGAACAAGCAAAATCTGATTGGGAGAAGCAAAAATCTTACGAGCAAATGACTGCAGAAGAACGTGTGAAAGCAAAGGAACAAGAAGCAGCTGATAAAGAAGCTCAAGCAGAAAAGAGAGAAAAGGAAGCACAAGCTCGCATTGATCGTTTAGAGCGTGCCGAGTCTGTCCGTAATGATTTATCTGAGAACGGTCTTTCTGATTATGTAAGTGCATCCCAAGCAGATTTATTGCTTATAAAAGATACAGATGAGGATACAAAAAAAGCTGTAGATGAATTAAAGCAAATCATTTCAAAAGCAAGAGAGGGTATCCAAAAAGAATTGCTGAAAGGTCAAGCAGTAAATATTGCAACGGCAACAAAAGAGACCGATTGGCGCAGTAATTTAGCTAAAAATTTAGAAAAGAAATAGGAGATGAAAAATTATGCCAATTATTTTAGATAGCAAAGATTTAAAAGCAATTGACAAAGAATTTGCCGCAGGCTCGCAAGTTTGGGATTTATTGAAAGGTGGAGCTGCTGCAGTAACTGAGGCAGATTTTGTAGGAGCGAAAGAAGTCCGCATCAATAAGATGAAAGGTTTTACTGCTAGTGATTATAAACGTAATGAAGACAACAAACGTTCTAAAATTGATGTAGCAAAAGAAACGTTAAAATTAGAGAAAGAGCGTTGGTTTGGTTATGACTTAGACACATTAGATCAATCAGAAAATGCTTCCTACGAAGTTCAAGCGCTTGTAGAAGAGCATACTCGTTTAATTGCGATTCCTGAAAAAGATCGAACTGCTGTACAACGATTATTAGAAGCGGCATTCGCTGAAGCCGCTGAAGACGACACTGAAGGAAAATATGTAGGGAAAACAGTAGAAGAAACTATTACCACAGAAAATTCTCTAGCTTCCTATGATGCGGCAGAAGCCTATATGACGGATGCAGAAATTGTAGGTCCGTTTATTATGTTTGCATCTACTGACTATTATTCAGCATTAAAAAATGCAAAAGGTGTGTCAAAAACATTTACTACGAATGAGCAACAAATTTCGGGTATTAATCGTAAAGTTGCGCAGTTGGACGGTTCAGATACTATTATTCAAAAAGTTGCAAAATCTCGTTTGCAGGTAGATTCTACGAAGAAAATTAATTATATTCTTGTGCCTTTGATGGTTTGTTCGCCAGTTGAAAAATACAACTCTATTGATCTAATTCCAGCTTCACAAGATCGTGACGGCTACAGAGATACAATCAAAGGATTAAACTATTACGATGCTATCGTAACTGAAAAAGCACGCCCAGCGATTTATGTATCATATACTTCAAAGTAAGCGCCCCGACCGTTAAAAAGGTAACACCAACGGCAGATGGGGCAGTTATTGAAGTAGAATAGTAGGTGAAAAAATGAACCTTAATGATTTCCGCCTTTTATTAGATATTTCAGAAGAAACATTTAATAAAGATGAAGAAAAAATCAGAAAAATTATAGAAATGACTGAAAAACAGTTGCTCATAAAACTTAAAGCTGACGAGATTCCCGATGAATTAGATTATATCGTGTCTGCCGTAGTTGTTAAACGATATAATCGTTTGGGGTTTGAAGGAATGGAACAACATTCCCAGTCAGAAGAAACCATTTCTTATAATTTAGACGATTTTGGAGAATTTCAAAGTGAAATTAACGATTATCTTGAAGAAAAAGGACTAACCAGAAAAAGAAAGGTATCATTTTTATGAGAACCTGTATTAGTTATTACAACAAAAAACATGAATTGATTTCGGAAAACTTGATAGGTAGTGTAACCGAAGTTGGAACAGAAAAACAAATGACCATTTTTCCTACTGTAAAGGAGCAAATGGTCATTTTTCATTTTAGAGATCGCCTAACTATTCGTTCAGGCTTTCTTGAATACTACGATGAAGAAGAACAAAAAAATCGAAAATTTACTGTTGTGAAAAATTTGCGTGTTAGTAAAGGCACAACAGTGTATGGAAGTGAGTATCGATGACTTATCACGTAGAAATTTCAGGGTTGGACGATTTAATCGAAGCGATTGAAGAAGCGAAAAATCTGGATGATGTAAAAGCAATCGTAAAGAATGATACTGCCTATATGGCAAATCGAATTGCAGAAGAAACACCAGTTAAAAGTGGTTACTTGAAAAGAACAGAAGTACCTTTTATTAAAGATGATGGAATGACTGGCGAAGTGAGAGCTTTTGCTGATTATTCAGCTTATGTAGAATATGGAACACGTTATATGTACGGACGTTTCTATATGAAGAAAGGGCATGCAGCAGCTGCTAAAAGATTCCTTGATAATATGGAGGCGTTAGTAAGATGACTTTTAAAGACCCGTATTCAGAGCTTTATGAAGCATTATTTGTCACACTGGAGCAAGCAGGCTATGAAACCTATGCGCATTTGCCAGATGATGAGGCTTCTTATCCGTTTGTTTTCTTAGGTGAACAATGGTCTAAGGATAGACAAACAAAAACAAGAACGTTAGGTTCAACAAATATTATGATTCATGTTTATGATCATGACGACAAACGTCGAGAATTAAATCAAACATTAGCCGACGTGCGAAAAATCGTTCATGAATTGCATCAGACTAAGAACTTTAATTGGTTAGTGACAGAAAGTAGCACAGAAACGATTTATGAAAATACAACCAATTTTGGGACGAATCTTGCACACGGTGTACTTGACATCACGTTAGAATTTGAATAAGAAAGAAGGAAACTCGAAATGGAAAAAGCAACTCAAGGTAAAAAAATTAAATTAATGTTTCGGCTAACCCGTGAACGTGCAACAACAGCAGCGAAGTTGCTAGCTTTAGAAATTTCACATGAATATAAGTCAGAAACAAAAACAGATACGCAATCAACGAAAGACGGTAATGTTCCTACATCAGGTATGCCATCGGCTTCTATTGAAATGGAATTTTTACGAACGGGAACAGAAACCTATAACATGTTGAAATATGCGTATCGAAACGGCTTAGAAATTGATGTATGGCGCATTAATTTTGATAAAAAAGATCCAAAAACAGGGAAATATGAAGCAGAATTTGGCACAGGCTTGTTGGATTCATTCGGAGATTCTGCCGAGTCCGATTCTAACTCAAGTATTAAACCAACTTTAGTTTTAAATAGTGATTTAGTAGATGGATGGGCAACTGTTGATACTGAAAACGAAGAACTTGCACGTGCTTTCTTCTATGACACAGTGGCTGGAGCAGAACCAGAAGAACCAGTAGAAAAATACGTCCCAAAAACAATTGAAGTTCCTAAAGTTGAAAGTGTAACGCCGACATCAGATGGTGCTGTTGTAAAAGTGAAGGAGGAAGAATAGTTATGGCAATTACTTATCGTATTTACAAAGGCAGTGAAAAAGTAGTTGAAGGAGCAAGTCCATTAACTATCACAGGACTTGATGCAGGAGCAAAAGTAGCAGCAGGAACGTATCATATTGTACATGTGCAAGATGAAAAAGAATCTGAAAAAGTAGCTATTCCTGCTTTTACTGTACAATCATGACATTCTTTTATGAATATGATAGATAGAGTGGAAGTGAGGTGATTAAAATGAGCGGAATTTTTGAAAAGTTTCGAATATATAAAAAAGCGGGAAGAGTTTTGGTAAGTGAAGGAAACTCACCACTACGAATTTCTAAAATATTATCAAATACGTCGATAGCAACTGGCGAGTACATTTTAGTTGGTGTTTATACTATAAACGGTAAAGAAAAAGAAACAGCAGAAATAGAGATTCCATCATTTAAAACAGGTCTGATTACTCCAGATGTTTACTCTATAGGTAGTACTTACGTTACAGGAAAATATGAAGGGATAACTCCAAACAAAATCAGTTTAATTGTGAATGATGAAAAGCAACAAACTGTAAAATTATCAGAAGAATTAACTTCTAAAAAACAATTCCGATATTATAAACCAGGTCTTAACGCTTCAGACAGAGTGAAGGTTGTATTGTATTACGAATCTTTAGAGTTAGGTACTTCTGATATTGTATTACAATCTGCATATTCTATGAGCATGACTGCCAATGAAATGAAAGCCAAGTTAGATGAAAAAAACATAGAATATAAAACATCTGATACAAAAGAAATACTTTTATCATTACTACAGAAAAACGAATAAATAATTAGGGAGATCTAGTATAGGTCTTCCTTTTTTTGGGGAGGAATTTTACATGTCAATAAATGTAAAACCAATCGCAACAATTAACGGAAAAAAATATCCTTTGGTTTTCGGTTTTAAATTTTTAAACGAAATTAACGCATTAAAACCTGACGTTGAAGAATTGGACGGCTTCGTTCAACTGATCGGAGGGTTACAAGATGGCGACGCTTTTGCCTTTCAAAAATTAATGCACGCAGCGTTAATTACTTACGATGACTTAACAACGAAAGAAATTGACGACTACTTAGAAACGTCAGATGAGGCTTTAACGTTGTTTGAAAATTTTATCTCTTTCTTGGAGCAAGCACCGTTAACGGCTCTTCGAACGAAAAAAGCACTAGAAGCGATCCAAAAAATCATGGCTTACATGGAACAGATGCAAGCCAATCAACAAGAAACGACAGCCTAGATTATGACGAAATAGTTGTCACTTGTTTTCAACATTTCCCCAATATCACTTTAAAAGAAATTGAGCGTATGACCCCTTATGAATTTAATTTACGGATAAAAGCTGTAAATTTACGTGCAATTAACGAAGAAAGGAAACTATACGTTAACGCGTTAGCTACACGTATTTTTACAACGCCAGACGAAAAAGGACAACGCTATATTTTTAACGAAGTGAAAGACGTCTACGACTTTGAAAAGCTTGAACGCGATGTGCGAGGGGAAATTTCGCAACGAGAAGCGGAAAAGCTAAGTGAGCTAGAAGAAAACGCTCGTCGATTAGAACAAGCAAGAAAAATTGTTGAGGAAAGGAGGAAACAACGTGGCACAAAGTAAAACAGTCAAAGCGGTACTTACAGCAATAGATAAAGGGTTTACTCAGACAATGGGGAGTGCTACCTCTTCGCTAAAAAAACTTAGTTCGAATGCTTCTGATATTCCCAGTAATTTGAACACAGTTAGTGGTGCGATGAAAAGTTTTGGTGATAAAACTGCAAGTATCGGCCAAAGCATTGAAAAAGTCGGCGGTTCGATGACTAAAGGTATCACACTCCCAATTGCGGGTGCTGTTGGAGCAGTCACAACTGCAGCCGTAAAATGGGAAAGTGCATTTACTGGTGTTAAAAAGACCAACGATGAGATGGTCGATTCTAACGGTAAAGTCATTTATTCTTATGATGATTTAGAAAAAGGCCTTAGAGATTTAGCAAAAGAATTACCTACTAGTCATGAAGAAATTGCAAAAGTAGCAGAAGCAGCTGGACAGTTAGGAATAAAAACTGATAAAGTTGTCGGATTTACTAAAACAATGATCGATATGGGCGAATCAACAAATATGTCTGCAGATACAGCTGCTACTTCCTTAGCTCGTTTTGCTAATATTACTCAAATGTCTCAAGATAAATTTAGCAATCTTGGCTCAGCTATTGTTGACTTAGGGAATAACTTAGCAACTACTGAATCAGAAATCACAGAAATGGGACTCCGTTTGGCTGGTGCAGGAAAACAAATTGGTATGACTGAAGGAGACATTGTCGGTTTTGCAGCGGCGTTATCATCTGTTGGTATAGAGGCCGAAGCGGGTGGTTCAGCTTTTTCTAGGTTGATGGTACAAATGCAATTAGCCACCGAAACAGGGGTTAAAGCTTTTGAACCTTTAAAACAAGCTGTAGCTATACAAGGAGTGTCTTGGGAAAAATTTGTTCATGCTGTTAATTGGGGTGGTAAAGAATTAACAGCTGTTTCTAAACAAATGGGAGTACCAGCTTCAGAATTGAAAAAATTATATAAAGAAGCAAGCAAGGCGTCTGGAAGTTTGGAAGATTTTGCAAATGTTACTGGTCGAACTGGCGAAGAGTTCGCGGAATTATTCAAGAGTAATCCTTCTCAAGCTATGATTGAGTTTATTCAAGGTTTGAAAGACTCAGAAAAGCATGGAATCTCAGCTATTAAAGTACTTGATGATATGGGGATTACCGAAGTTCGATTACGTGATAGTTTACTACGTGCGGCTAATGCGAGTGATGTCTTTGAAGGTGCTGTAAAACGAGGTAACGAAGCGTTTAACGAAAATACAGCTCTAGCAGAAGAAGCTGGCAAACGATACGGAACTACAGAATCACAGTTAAAGATTTTACGTGGTCAATTAAACGATGTAGCAATTACGTTTGGCGGTCCATTAGTAGCCGCATTAAATAGCGCAATAAGTGCTGCTAAGCCTATGATTGAAGCTTTAGCAAATATGGCCGAAGCTTTTGCATCAGCTGATCCAAAAACTCAAGAATTTATTTTAAAAATGGCTGCATTAGCTGCTTCTGCTGGTCCTGTATTAAAAGTGTTTGGGAAAATGACTAGTGTTTTTGGCAAAACAATTTCAACAATGTTTGAGAAAGCTGGAAACATAGATAGCAAGTGGAAACAATTTATCGTTACTCCTATCAAAAACGGTTCTAGTAGCGCATTACAAGCTGTAAAAGGGTTTGTTTCTAAATATAAATCAAATCTTGCAGGGCTTGAAAGTGCGGGGATAAATGTAAATCTGCTTACCCGTTTTACTACGCTAAAAGATACCATTGTAGGTCTCTTTCCCACATTGGACACTTTTGGAGCAAATCTTCGAGCAAGCCAAAGACAGCTAAATATGCTAGGGGAAGGGAATAAAGTTACTAACTTTTTCCGTTCTTTTTCTGCTTCTTTACAATTATCTAATAGCAAATTAGCGAAATTCGCCTTCGTTGTTATTAATCCTATTGGGTCGCTAAGGAATTTATCTTCTGCAGCTGGTAAATCAGGGACGGTTTTATCAGGACTTGGTGTAGCCGCCTCAAAAGCAGGTGGAGGTTTTAGAACATTTGCAGCAACGGGTATACGATCTATAGCTAGTTTAACAGGAGCTATGTTGAGCAATCCTATAACTGCAATTTTAGTAGCAATAACCACTACAATAGTTGGTGTAGTGCAAGCTTGGAAATCCAATTTTATGAACATTCAAGGCTACGTGAAAACCGCTTTTAGCGGAATAGTAAAATCGTTTAAAAGTGTACTTCCTAGCTCCGCGAGTGTTACTAAAACAATAAAAGGATTAGGAAATATTTTTAAATGGTTAGGAACAGGAACTCTTGTCGGAGTTACTTTTGCTATTGCAGGTTTTGTAGATGGATTGCGAGCCATTATTACTGTAGGAAAGACAGCAGTAAATGCAATAATGGCCATTGCTAACGGAGTAAAAGGACTTTGGCAAAGATTAAAAGGCGATTCAAAAGGAGCCGATAAATCATTTAAAGATGTGAAGAAAAGTTTAGCTGATATCGGAAAAGACTGGGATACCATGTTTTCTGATTCTGCTCTAAAAAGAGCAGCTAAAAGCACAGAAGAATTAGGGAAGAAATCGAAAGACACTACGAAAGCTATTTCCTTAAATATGGAAGAAGCCTCCTCTAGTGTCGAAGATTATTCATCTAAATTAGAAGAAGCTAAACAGTCAATGACAGAGCTTTTTTCACAGCAAAATGGTAGTACGGCAGGGGTAGAAGCTTATTTCAATCATACCCTTGATTTAGTGACAAATCTAAAAGAACAACAGAAAAAAGCTGTTGAAACCTATAATAAACAGATTGAAGCGGCAGAAGGAAAATCAGAAGAAGAAAAGCAAAAGATTTTTGCCAATGCTTCAACTGAGTATATGAAAGCTGTAGAGACAAACAATAGTGATTTGTTGAAAGTATATACTGATTATTCTAACCAATTGAAGAATAACAAAACGGTAGAAGGGCAAGAATTAACAGAACAGCAACGAGCAACTTTGCAAAATCAAACAAATATTATTCGTGATCAATTGTTACAACAGAATCAGCAATTTGTCGAAGCCGGTGTGAACAAGCTGAATAATAACCAAGTGTTAAGTGAGCAAGAAAAAGAACAAACTTTAACAAGCTTACGAACTCTTGGAGAAATTCAAGCACAGCAAATTCAAGAAAACAATGCACAAATCCAGCAATTAGAAACACAAAAGAACCAAGCGAAAACTGAATCTGAAAAAGCAGCTTTTCAAAATCAAATTACACAAATACAAACGCAAAATAGTCAAATACGCCAAAATGAATTAGAGCAAGGAGCGCAACTTCTAGCGATTATTTCCCAAAATGGCGCAAATAAAATATCTGTAACTGCTGATAACCTAGCTCAATTAAAAGGAGTGACAGACCAACAGTTATTAGGAATTTATCAATCGTATGTAAACAACGGTGCTAGCATTGACCAACAAATGGCTTTATTAGCTGGAATGTTACGTCAACGAGGAATTGATGGTTCTAACGGACTAGTTCAAGGATTGCAAAGTAACGATCCAAAACTTTGGGCAAATATGTCGAAAAACGACATTGTTAACACTTTACAAGCATTACCACCAGATTTGTTTAAAAATGGTCAAGATGGAAAAAACAAATTAGTTGAAGGATTAAATTCAGGACGTATTGAGATCAATAATGTTGGTAAAGAATTAATGAATTCAATGAATACGGGTGTATCTTCTCAAAAGTCTAATTCTGAAAGAACGGCTGCTGAAAATAGTAGTGCAGGAGCAAAAGGAACTAGAAAAAAAGACAGAGAACATGAACAAGCTGGTAAAGGGAACGCTGACAGTAAAAATAAAGGTGTAATATCTAAAAAATCTGACTCAGAACGTGCAGGAGCTGAGCTAGGATCAAGTACCGTAACAGGGATACGTAAAAAAACTCCTGAGGCTAATAATGCTGGTAGAGAATTAGGTAATGCGATAAAAAGTGGTGCTGGTTCAGTCAATATGACATCCGTCGGTTCTAATATGGCAAAAGGTGTTGCTTCTGGTATTCGAGCTAGTCAAGGTGAAGCTGTGTCTGCTATGCAAAATTTAGTAGCCGCAGTTAATGCAGAAGCACAGAAAAAAGCAAAGATTAAATCTCCATCACGCCTATTGAAATATGACGTTGGTGTGTTCCTTGCACAAGGTGTTGCAGCAGGTATTCGAGAAGACACGTCAGTTGCTGTACAAAGTGCAAAAGATATGATTTCAAGCATTCACCAGTCTATTACGGGCAGTCGTTTGATGAAACGATCAAATGCAATTGAGGTAAAACATTCTATAGATAATACGCCAATGAGCAAAATGGTAGAAATCTTAGAAGAAATACGGCATTTAACTGTTGTGATGGATACTGGTCAAGTAGTAGGAGCGCTAGGAATTCCGATGAATCTTAATTTAGCAGAACAACAAAAGCAAGATGGGAGGTATCGTAGTTGATTGAAATTGTAGAATATATGGCAAAAGGTCATTTTAACAGCAAAGAACATGGTTTCTACATTATTGAACACGATGCTCCTTCTGCGGAAGAAGTAGAAATTATCGAGCAAATTCCTTTTATGCAAGGGAAATATGATTTCTCAATGTTGACTGGTGAGCGGATTTTTAGCAATCGCATTGTCACAGTTACTTTTTGGCGACCAAATACGCCTTACGAAGAACGTAAGACGTTGGAAGCCCAAGTGAAAGAAGAACTGATGCTACAAGGAATTGATTACATTGAAGATTCTTGGTTGCGTTCAGGTCTTAGATGGTACGGTAAGTGTAAAAGTGTAAAACCAGAAGATGATGCTTCAACTAATTCTTTAACGTTAACCGTAGAATTTGATGTTTACCCTTTTGCTTTAAGGGAAAATATTTCTTATTCAGATGTTTTTGACGAGGACTTTTTCACAGATGATAGTGTAGATAACTGGACAGGCTACTATATTCATAGAAAAAGAGAAATCTTCCTTATTAATATGGGAGCAAATGCTTCTAGTCCAACGATAAAGGCAACGTCTTCAATGAAATTAACCACAGACGACGGAACAACAATAAAGGTTCCAAAAGGTGAATCACAAGATTACTTCTTTAAACTGAAAAAAGGAATCAATCATTTAACCATTTTTGGCGAAGGTCATATCTCTTTCTTTATGTCTAGTGAGGTGATGGTTTAATGTATCGTGTATTACTATACGACAATCCGAATCGTCTAAACCCAAAAATTGTTCACGAGCCTTATAGCTACGGTGAAAAAATTAAGGAGAGTGAAGTTTATCTATCTTTAAACGGATTAGGAATTTCTACATTTGAATTTACATTCAACATTAACAACAAATACTATCAAAAGATAGAGCCTATTATTAACTTTATTCAAATTATAGATGTTGTACGAGAACAAGAAATTTTTTATGGTCGAGTAGCTAAAATAACGAACACAATGGATACATCGGGTAGCTTTTCTCAATCTTTTCTTATAGAAGATGAGAAAGCTTTTTTATATGACTCTGTGCAAACATATATGAAGCCTACTCGAATGACTGTCAAAGATTATTTGCAGAAAATAATTGATATTCACAATAAGCAAGTGGAACCCTATAAAAGGTTTAAGTTAGGTAACGTTGACGTTATAGATAACGGTGATCTATTGAGAGGGCTGGGCTATCAAAGCACAGCAGAAACAATCAAGGAAAAACTGTTAGATAGGCTAACTGGAAACCTAATACTTCGACGTGTAGACAATACAAATTATTTAGATTATATATCGAATTATGGGGATGATAGTGATACCCCATTACAGCTGACAAAGAATTTAAAAAGTGCAACTAGAGATATTGATATTTCAGAACTCTTTACACGAATTGTTCCTGTTGGTCAGGATATTGAAGATAATTCTGAAACAGATATTGAAGTTGGTACAGATTATTCAAGACCCAAATACACAATTGAATCAGTAAATAATGGTAAGAATTATCTTGACGACCCTTCTTTAATTGAAAAATTTGGTTTAAATACAGGTATTGTCGAATTTTCAAATGTAAAAGAACCATCAATTTTAAAAAGAAGAGGTCAACAGTGGTTAAAAGATCAAAGCTTTATGCTAGTTACATGGGATGTTGAAGCAATTGAGTTAGGGTTACTTGACAAGAGATATGAATTAATCACGTTAGGAAATAGTTACAAAGTAGATAATCAATTTCTCTATACGGTAGAAAGGCTACAAGTAATTGAAAAGAAGTTTAGTATTTTAGCACCTCAAAAAGTAACCCTTACAATAGGTTCTAAAAAGAAAAAATTAACAGATTACCAGAATGAAATAAAAACAATTCAATCTAATTTAGTTAATATCAAAGCAAATGCTTCGGCTGGAACACAGTCAATTTCAGATTTAATAAAAAAACAGGAATCTTTAAAAAATGAAGTGTCTCAGCAAAATAACGAAATAATAAATTTAAGTGAAGGAACTCAAAAACTTTCAGAATCTATTAATTCCCTAAAAGATGGTATAGCTCAAGTTGAAACTAATTTAAGTTCCGAAATAACTGATTTAAAAAAATCTCGAGAAGAGTCTGATGAGACTATTTCCAGTTTAATCAAACGAGTTGAGAATTTAGAAAATAAGTGAGGTGAATTTTGTTGACACAAGAATTTAAAGATACACAACCAACGAATGAACCTAATACGTCTGTAGATTACCGAGATCCAACAGATGTTGATGAGGTTCAAGATGAAATAAAGTATGGGATTATTGATCCTATTTCAAGAACATTTGCTACATGGATAAGAACTAAAATGTATCGTCGACATGTAAGAGAATCACTAGCAAGAATGATGGAATATACTAGTGTATTGTTCAATAAAATTAAACTTTTAACAGAAAATACCGAGAAACGTCAGTCAGAGATTGAAAAGCGACAAACTACTATTGAAGAAAATTTCAAGAGTGTCATTGCTAATACTACTGTAGATAGTGAGGTAATTAATGCTAGAAGTAGTGAGAAATACGGAGAGTTTAAAACGCTAGACGAAAGATTAGAATATATCGAAAGAATTTTATCATCTACTATACCAGAAGGATTTGATGTAACAATTGACCATAACTTAGGTGTAAATCCGTTAATTGTAGTTAGAACTTGGACGTATGGAATTGGCGTAGTTCCATTAGGCACTGAACCCGAAGGTTTCTTTGGAGGGAGCGCTTCTATAACAGTTCCTTGTAGTGTTAAGCAAATTAGTTCCAATAAATGTGTAGTTACAATACCGAAGGACTATAAAACAACCTATTTACCGAATAAAATTAATGATAATAAATATCTTATTATTGATGAAGAAAATAATCGATCAATCGTTTTTGATTTATTGATATAGGAGGGATTTTAATGCCATTTCAAGAAATTTATAGAGGTATGGAGAATGGTGCAGAAACTATTAACCAAAATTTTAAGGAAGCTGTGGATACTTCTAGTAATCAACGCATTGGTGGTTTCAAAGATTTTCAACAGACACCAACAGTGAATGATACACCAGTAGCTTTAGATCGTTTTGTTTCAAAAACAGTAAAAACAACGAATACAACAGATTTCACCAATGAAAGTTCAGTCAGATTTGAACGAGATGGACGAAGTGTAGTAGCCAATTTTTCGATCACAAATAAATCAGCAAATTTTGGTGGCTGGAAAGTTTTAATGCCTTTTCCAAAAGGATATACTCCAACTTCGCTAAAGGATTGGGGTGGAACTTTGGCAAATAAAACCAATCGAAATCCTGCATTATCTGTTTACGCAAATGCTTCGGGAATTGTTGTGATGGTTTCTACTACAAATTTACCAGAAAATCAAGAGTGTTCTGGAACCGTCAGCTATTTTACAAATGATGCGTGGCCAAATTAATAGGGGGAATAACTAATGAAAACAATGTATGAATATATTTATCCGGTAGGTTGTAAGGTTTGGGAGAATATGCCAGATGATTTTCCAGAAGGAGTGCCTTATACGTCCGTACCACCATTGCCAAATGTTCCATTAGATCGTCAATTTTGGAATCCCAGCGAAAGGGCTTGGAAAGAAATTGTTTCGAAAGATATTTCTGAATTAGAAACTATAAAATCTAATAAAAAAATGTATGTTCGTCGATTACCAGATACAATTGAAATTATTAGTAAATATAACCAAAGACAGGATTTGCTATTTACGTTTGGAATTATCTCGAAAAATAAGACATGGCAAATTTCTAACTCATACTTATTGCCAAATGACGAAATTTATCCATCAAGTGATTTTTCGAGAAATAGAACCTTGTTGAATAAAGTATTTACTGATTATGTATCTCCGTATCATCAATTAAGGGCTTTACAGAATATTGATGGAGATAAGCCAAAATCAGCCGATTATACAGGTGGCTGGCATGCTTATAACAATGATAGTGCGGGTGGAGATGAAAACACTCCTACTTCTACTATCGAGAGTTTAAAAATATTTGTGGATAATGTAGAAATAGACTTATTAGATCAAATAATCGGTGGAGATGAAATCAAAATTGTGACCACAAATCTAGTTCAAGGAACAAATACTAAGAAAGCAGACGGTTCTGGTCGAGCTATTTTACGTGAAAAAGTGACTTATCTAGTTATCGGTGGAAAAATTCAGGTTGTGGTAGAATTGACAGCTTTAGAACCTTTGACAATGAAAGGTTATTACTTCTTGCAAGCTTCAAATAGTAGTAGCTATTCAAAAGCATTATTACCAGTTGACGACAACCTGTACTTAAAAACTATTACAGAATTTACTGAAAATATTTATGGAGGAGGTAAAGGAGAATCTTATTGTTCGCAAATGATTCTTACGGATAATATGAATCAATTAACTATAGGGATCGATAGAAATTTCGGCTTAGGTAGATATCAATACAATCAAGGAAAAAGCGTATGGTTTTACCGAAATTACGGTAAAGTTTATTTCAATCCAATAGCTTCAGATTCTTCTGCAACAATTACCTTAGAAGAAGGCGAAAAGTTGTTTGCAAGAGGATTCTATCATTTCTCTCCTAAAATTTGATGAAGAAGGTGAGAAGAGATGAAAGGGATCGATCAGATTTTTAACAAGCTAGTCGCAATTGACGGGCTTATTT